GTGCACGCTTCGGTGTCACTGCACTTATCAATGCTGAACGCGCTGCTAGTGCGCTTGCAACTCTTGACGACTTAAGTAAGTTAACTAAGACTCAAAAACTTTTTTCAACTTTTGGTAAAACCCAAACTTGGGAAAACGCGTTTAACGTTTCTAGCGTACGTAAGGCTTTTGACGAGGCTGGTGGACTATTAGATACTATTAACACATCTAAGTCTGCTGCAGTACGCAACAAGGCTCGAGTTGAACTTGGTACTCGCTACAGTTTCTTTGATGATATTACTATCTCAGAACTTGCTAAGGCTGGCGTAAAAGATGCAGATACAGCATTAAGTTTCTTTCAAAAAGGTGAGGCTGTTGAGAACATTCTCAAAGGCTCAACTGGTGAATTAACCAAGCACCTTCCACGTCATAAAGCAACTACTACAGTTCGACTTGGTATTAACCAGGCTGCACGTAATGTTTTTGGCTACAGCAAAAATGCTGCTAAGTTTGACCCTATCGCAGACACTACAATTGGTTTGCTTGAAAAGGGCGAGAGCATCGCTAAGGTTGCAGGAACTAACTCTCCTATTGCTGGACTTAAAGATTTAAGTTCTGTCCGTGGTGTTGCTGGTCGCATGTTCGAACGTGCCTTCATGAATCGTTCAGTGTATGTTGGTGGAGAAGACCTTCTTGGTCGTAGCCTTAAATGGCAGTCAACAGGAACAGTCTATACTTTAGCACGCGCAGTTCTTCCAAAGTATCAAGCAAAGCAAATTGCTGCAGCGTTTGGTGCCGCTAGAGATGAAGCAACTACCCGTAACCTGCTTAACGGTCTTCTAAAGACTGTAGCAGATTCACTAGGCTTAGACCGTACTGGTGTACATAAAGAGGCTTTTGAGAAAATTATGAAGTCTTGGGGAAACCCAATGTACGGTGAAAAAGTTGCAATCGGTGATGACCTTAAGCACTTGTTCAATAACGCGGATAGTATAAACCCTGCCGAAATTAACGGTACACAGATGGCAACATCTGCAAATCAACTTGCACAGCAAACTGTTATTCCTAATATCAAAGAATTCGTTGACCTCTTAAATAGACGACCATTCTTGCAAGGTGTTTCTAATACAGTTAACCATCGCTACGTACAAGGTGTAACTGATGCTTGGTCAGCAGTTAACCTTCTACCTCGTCTTGGTTTACGTTCCGTTGTTGATGAAAACATTTTTCACGCATTAACAATACCATTGAGTGTTATACCTAACGCTATTAGAGGTTACCGTGTTGCCGTAACAAAGCGCATGGTAAGTACTGAACAAAAACTTTGGAAACCTTATCTAAGTAAAATTGGTGAAGCAAAAGACCCAGTAACAGGTGAGATTAAATCTGTTCGTCAACTTAACGCTTTTGACTTTGGTGGACGTGACGTTGGCGTATTTGCACGTTTAGCATCTAAGTGGCTCGTTAACGCGACAGATGAAGAACTGAAACTGGGACTCAAAGGTGCTGATGCACAAAGAGACCTATTGCAGACTCAACTTACTCGTGGTAAATTCTTGGGTGGATTGAATGATGTTGACGCAGAGTTCATTGGCGACCTTGGACGTTTTGGCGGTTTTGATGAAGTGAGAGACTTCTCTCATGGAATGAACGCAGCAATTTCTAACGGTTCAATGGGTCCAACTAAACTAAACGTACCTTACGAAAATTACAATCCAAACATTCAGGCTATGCTTAAAGACTTGGGTGAAGCGTTCGGTGGAACACCAGTTACTATCCGTAGCGTTGATGCTAGTTTTAGTGTTAACTTTATCTTCCAAATAAACGCTCGCGTTGACCGTGGTGGTATACCAGGAAAGATTGCTGTCCGCTATATGGACAAACCTGACAAGGCTATCGCTGAAATCACTGACTACCTACTTGCTAAAGGTAAGTACAAGGGACGTGGTGGAGATAAGTTCCTTACACGCTTTGAACGCTCAGCACATGAGTCTGTTACTGAAACCGCTAAGCGCATGTACTTGCATGTGCGTAGTCCGTTTCAAAACGACGTTGGTCAACTAAATACTAAACTACTTAATAAAGTACGTAAAGTTAACCCTCAGACAAAGAAGTTAGAAATCTCTGCAATGGATTTAGGTCCTGATGACCTTGAAGACGTTAAAGATATGCTACCTATGGAAATGATGGGTTACAAAACGGAAATGCCTTCGTTCAACAATGTTGGTGGACTATTCACTGCATTGATGGATAAAGGTTTTCAGGTTGCTGACCGCCAAGTTGCAACACTCTCACGTGAACCAGCATACTATGGTTACTACTTACATTACCGCAGAGAACTTAAAGGTGCACAAGATGCATTCCTTAAAAAGCAAATCGATGCTGGAATGGATGCAGAAACTGCAGCACTAGTTACCAAGGAACGCTACGACTTTATTGGTCGCGAATTAGCAATGAACCGCGTTGTCGGCTTTGTTGATAATCCTAACGTTCGTTCTAACTTTGCTTATGGTATGCGTAACATGGCACGCTACTACCGCGCTAACGAGGACTTTGCTCGACGCGCTTTACGTGCTGCTGGTCCTGAAGAGTTTATTCGCTTGCGTATGGCTAACGAAGGTTTAGATGAGGCTGGCTTTATTCATGAAGATGAAAATGGCGACAAGTACTTCTTCATTCCTGTAGACCAAATCACATACAATGTGTATGCTCCTATCATCGAATACTTTAGCGGTACACGTCCTATGCAACCAATGCCTATGACGTTGACTGGTAAGATTAAGATGTTGAGTCCTTCACTTGACCCTGAATCGTCACTTCCGACATTCTCAGGTCCATTGATGGCTTTGAGTTGGCAAGCAGTGAAGAACTTTGTTCCTCTTGAATGGCGTAACGAAGGCGAAAAGGTCATGTTTGGCCCTTACGCTGAGAACCGCAATCTTGCTGACGCACTGATTCCTTCAGGTCTACGTAAGATGGGTGAAGTTGCTACCGCTACTTTCATTGGCCCTGATTCTGCACAGATACAATCAGCCGCTATGAAGGCTGCAGCGTATTACACTGCTAACGGTATGGCTCCAGGTCCTGATGCAACTATTCGTGAACGCGAAGAGTTTAAGTTAATGGTTCAGTCAACAGCAAGAAACATTGTTGCTGTACGTAACTTGCTTGGTATCTTTTCTCCTGTGTCTCCTACTTTAACTACATCTCGCGATGTTCCTGACTACCTACTTAATGAAGGCACTACTTCTTTTAAGACTATGTTCAACGACCTTGTTGCAGCAGAGTACAAGAAGGGTACGCCTAATGCGTATTCGGTAGCGTTAAATAAGTGGACTAAGAGATTCCCTGGTCGACTTGTTTACACTGTTTCTGAAACTGAAACCAACAAAGTTGCTGCTGTTCAAAAGACTAAGCAGGCTGTTGACTGGATGAAACGGAATCAAGGTATTGTTAGAGGCTATCCACAAGGTTCAATGTTCTTGGCTCCTCAGATTCCTGGCTTTGACATGTCTTCCTATGCTTTCTTGAAGGCTGAGGGTATTGTTGAGTATAAACCACTTGAACAGTACTTTGAGGAAATTGCTAACATTCGCGCAGAAACTGAATATCGAAAGATGAAGAGTGAAGCAGAAGGCAATATTGCCAACGCTAAACTTGATTCACAACGCTCTTGGTTAATTGATAAATGGGAAACTCAAAGAGAGAATTACCTTAAAGGTAAGCCTTATTTGAAGTTGAAGTTTGAACAGAGCAGTGGTACTCAAATTAAGCGTGACGCTTTAGAGGACTTACGTTCACTTCTTGACTCAGGTTCTGCTGAAGGTCTTTACGGTACTAAGGTACTTAGGAAGATGATTCGTGAATTTGATTCTGTTGACTCATCACTAAATAGTGTTAAGTCTACTACTAATGCTGCTGCTGAGTGGCGGTCCCGCGTTAAACAAGACGCTCTTAACAGGATAAATGCTATTGCTGGCAGTAATCCTAACGCACAACTATTCTATAAAGAAATTATCGAAGGATTGATAGGTTAACATGGGTACTAACTTGAAGACCGAATGGAATCCTTGGGCTGTAGACGGTACAGGTGGTGGCACAGCCACCCCTGCTACTGGTCTTGGTGGTGCTTGGTCTTGGCTTGATGAAAATCAGCAAGGTAATGAGGATAAAAAACTTGTTATCGACTGGGCTAACATGCAACTCAACGGCAAGGGTGGAGCGAACAAAATCCTTGTAAGAGGAGATGCTGGCCTACAAGCCATGTCTGCTACACGATTTATGGCTGGCATCATGAATGCTAAGCCTGAAGATATTCGTCGTTACCAGCAAGCGTTAAAAGATTCGGGATATCTTCCTGGTACCTATATCGTCTCAGGTAATGCCATGGATTCAGATAATGCCTTTGTTTCAGGAATGCTTAAAGCGGCTAATCAAATATCTGTTCAAAACTTAACCCGCTATACAGACCTTGTTAACACTGGCAAAAAAGGTGAACCACTAGATTTCTACAGTCAATTAAAAACCTTAGAAGGAACTGGTGGCGGAAACCAAGTAAGCACTAATACTTCAGCAATGAACTTTACTGAAGGTGAAACTCGTGCACTACTTGAAGGTTTCTATGGTGAGGCTCTTGGCCGTCGACCTAACGAAGATGAGATTGCTAAGTTTCAGAAACGAATCAACGCTAAGGCTAAAGCAAATCCTAATATCTCTACAACTACCTACACTAGTGGTGGTAGCCAAAGTAGCGATAAAGAAGGTTTCACTGCAGCAGATGCCGAGAACATGGCACGTAATGCTGCTGAGAATAAGCCTGGTGCTCACGGTTTCATTGCATCAACTAAATACATGGACGCATTTCTAGGGTCTCTTCGCGGAAAGGTTAATCAACTATAATGGCTGAAGACTACCGCGCTAAACAAATAAAATTATTGGATAAAGCAAAAAAGATTATCAGTGATTCCAAGAATCCTGACCAAGCAATTAAAAGTCTTTCTCCTGAACTGAAGAAGGCCATCAAGCAAGAGTACGGTTACGCGTTTGCTTTAATTATGAGCAGCCCTGACCTAACACGTTTGTTCACTAAGGCTATTAGCCAAGGTATGACACCTGATGCTTTCCAAAAAGACCTTCAACAGACAGACTGGTACAGTTCACGTACAGCATCACAACGTACATACGACACACTCCTTAAAGATAAGGGTGCGAAAGCAGACCTTGCTCAGCGTCGTCAAGACATTATGGATGCAGTTAAGCGTGAAGCGGTTGCCGCAAATGGTACACAACTTGATGATGCAGACGTTGCTGGTGTCGTTGATGACCTTATCCGTAACCACTGGGATAACTGGCAAGAGGTACTTCCGCGTGTTGTTGGAGATACTTTTGTAGGCGATAATGTTCTTACCTTTGGTGGAACTGCTGCCGCATCTGTTACTCAAATTAAACAGTACGCTAAAAGCATGGGTGTCTTTATTGATGATACCACTCTTGGTAGATATGTCGATAACATTGCTTCACAGAAGAATACATTGGAAAATGTTTTTGCTGAGATTGGAAACCTTGCAGCATCATACTACCCACAGTACGCTGAAAACATTAAGTCAGGCGCTACTGTAGATAGTATTGCGCAACAGTACACTTATGCTGCTGCACAGATGCTTGAGAAGGACCCAGCCGATTTCAACTTCTTCGGCAATGACCCTAGCAAAACTGACCCACTCATGGCCAAGGCTATGTTTGGTGGTAAAGATGGCAAGGGCATGAGCATGTATGACTTCCGCAAACTTATTAAACAAGACAATCGCTGGAAGCAGACACGTGGCGCTAGAGAAGAATACGCAAGTATTACAAATAATATCCTTAAGACATTTGGAGCAGTATAATGGCTATGACCGCTGAAGAGCAGAGTGTATATAACATCATTCTTGCTGGTCTTGGTTCTCTATTTACTGGACCTGGTGATGCAACTGTTATTCAACAACTTGCATCGTTTATCCAAGGTCAAATACTAGATGATATTCCTTCTGAAGAAATTGCAATTAACCTTCGCACTCAAGACTTCTATAAACAGCGCTTTGCTGGTAATGAAGCATTGAAGGCTGCTGGATACAATTCGCTTTCTGAGGCAGAATATCTTGCGCAAGAGAATCAATACTTGGACATCTTACGCTCTAATGGATTAAATAACCTCGCTACCCGTGACAACTTTGCATCACTTATTGGTGGAAGTGTTTCACCTGCAGAACTAAATGACCGTGTAATTAATGTTTATGATAGAATTAGAAACGCCGACGAAGCATTATCGAATGAATTAAACGCTCTACGACAATCTATGAACATTAACGAAACTGATTTAGCCTCTGCTTTGCTTATGGGTAAAGATGGCACTCAAATGCTTAAGCGTAAAATTGCTGAGGCTGAGATTAGTGCTGAAGCAACTGTACGTGGACTTAAGTCCGCTATGGGTGCTAACGAACTCGTTAAACTTGGAGTTAATCGTGCACAAGCCGCTCAAGGTTTTGAGAATGTCAAGCAAATGCAGGGCAGTCTTGAAAAACTTGGTGGCATTTATAACACTGATACTACAGGTTTGCAGTCACAACTTGAAAAAGAACAATTCGGTGGCATGCTGTCACAGAAACGTAAACAACTTGTCAATAAGGAACTTGGTACTTTCTCAGGAAAGTCGGGAGCCTTAACTGGTCAAGGAATAAAATCAACTTCAGGTCAATTTTAGACCTGACGGAATGCACTGGTGTGCAGTAAGAGTTCGATTCTCTTACATTCCGCTCCGTAGTAGGACCTACCAGCCCCTACGCGTGTACGAGACTGGGAGTACTAGCCGACTCGCCGCCCCTGTGCGAGACCCGTGGAGTACGATTACATATAGAAAAGGGAGAGTTGCATGAGCAACAACAATCAAAACTGGGAAGAAGACGACTTCGAATTCGAAGATGACGAACCGACACCAGCGCCTCAGGGTAATGACCTTGTGAAGCAGTTGCGTAAGGCTGACCGTCAGAAAGAGAAGCGTATTCGCGATATGGAAGCCGAATTGAATGGCCTCCGAGCACAACAACGTGATGTTGAAGTTTCTCGAGTTTTAGAAACTGAAGGTGTCAATCCTAAGATTGCCAAATTTATTCCAGCAGATATTACTAATGCAGATGCTGTTAAAGCCTGGCTGATTGAAAATAGTGAAGTAATCGGATACAATCCAAATCCTCAACAGAGTCAACAGATGCAATATGCAGACTATGAATCTCTTGAAAATATGGATAACGTATTGGATGGAGCACCTTCGCCTGGTCAACTTGATAACCAGTATCAAATGTTGAACCAAGTCCAAACCCAAGATGACCTTATGCGTCTAATCATGGGTCAAGACTAAAACCCTCATACACACGAAAGGAAGCCATAATGGCTTACACTACAACTGGCTCATCGAGCCTGGGTGGTACCAAAGGCAGTGCTGGCTTAGTTCAGACCGCTTATGACCGTCTCGTAGAATTCGAACTTCGCGACCAACCGTTGATTCGTGCAGTCGCTGATAAGCGTCCTGCTAAGCAATCAATGCCTGGCGATTCTGTTGTTCTACAACGCTACGTTGACTTGTCTACTGCTACCTCAACTCTAACCGAAACATCTGATGTTACTGCAGTTGCTGTTGCAACTCCAACATCAACTTCAATCACCCTTGGTGAATACGGTAATGCTGCAATTGTTACACGCAAATTGCAACTTACTTCACTCACCGATGTTGACCCTGACATTGCTACCTTGATTGCTAATAACATGGCTGACTCAATCGATGCCGTTGCTATGACCACTCTACGTGGCGGAAGCAACGTTATCTACTCAGGTAACGCAACTTCAACTGCAACTATTGATGCAACTGACACTATCACTTCTGCTAACATCCGTAAGGCTGTTGCGAAACTACGTGGTAACAAGGCTGCAGGTCGCAAGGGTTCACTTTACTGGGTTGGTATTCACCCTGACGTTTCTCACGACCTTCGTGCAGAAACAACTGCAGGTACCTGGCGTTTGCCACACGAATACAGCCAAGCATCAAACATTTGGGCAGGCGAAATTGGTACCTACGAAGGTGCTTACTTCGTTGAATCTGCTCGTTTGTACAATGCAACTGATGGTGCATCAAGCGCAAAGAACTACCGCACAATTATTGCTGGAAAGCAAGCATTGGCTGAGGCAGTTGCGCAAGAACCATCTGTAGTAATCGGTCCAGTGACAGATACGCTAAAGCGTTTCCGTCCAATCGGTTGGTACGGCGTTCTAGGTTTCGCTCGCTACCGCGAAGAAGCCCTATACCG